CTGTTGTATCATCATATTTAGCAGTGTCAGCATCGTATGCTTGCACTGTTGTGCCAATAACACCGCCAATATTAGCAACATTTGAGCCGCTCGTTCCAATGAATAGATTGTTGCTATTCTCTGAATATGCTAACTCACCCTCAGCTAATGAGGTTGGTGTTGCTGTGCTTGTACTTCTTTTTATCTTAATTGTATTTGCCATTTCGTTCTCCGTTTAAAAATATCCGCCATTCATATTGATATCATCTAATGTATCAACCCACTGTGTATCGTAATTTGTACCGCTTGCTTTTGTCAAAACCATATTAGTTGTGCCACCAGTTGGAACGCCAACGCCATCTGCGCCTTTAATGCCAACATCAGATAAGGTAATATTATTCGCTGTATCACTAACAGTTACACTAACAGCAGTTTCATTAACTGATATTGAATTAGTTGTTGTGGCTACTGATATATTCATCTAATCACCGCCTTATCAAAGGTTGCATTGCCACGCATTATTGAATGTTCCGTTGTGCCATTCACAATTTCGATTTGATAAAACGCCACTTCATCGCCAATATTTGCCGATGCGCTTGCTGGTATTGATACATTTAACTCATTGCCATTTTGCACGCTGATGTAAGATGCGCAGTCAATTAAGATGGTGCTGTTTTTATCTCTTATTTGCATATCTGGCGTATAACCAGATAATGAATAATCTGTGCCATCGTCATTAGTAATGGTTAGAACCATGTCAAATTGTGATCCGCTTTCTATATTTATATTGTGATTGCCTGATTTCATAATTTATCCTTTATGGCTTGGGTACTTATCTTTAACTGCCTTAATGCTTGATTTCCAACCAGCAACACCGTTGTGATAAATATCGTCTAATTGGTCTGCTATTGATGGATACTCTGCTTGTCTATCTCTAGCATATTTTTTGCTATCGTATTCTGCTTGTAGTTTTTGAATTTCTGCTGTGATTAAAGACTCGTCTAACGTTACTACATTGCCATTAACATCAGTAGCATCCGTATCACCATTAATAGTTACAACAGATGAATGCGTGTTTCTAATTGCTAAATGTCTATCCATTATCCTTTTACCTCTATTACTGTTATGTTAGAAATACCAACATGAATATAGGCAGCGTTTGCAAATTGGTGCGGTCTGTTAATATAGGTATAATAAGCATTTGAATAAGTACTACCAACTTTAATTTTGTACGTTATTGATGATGTTGTATTTGGGGAGTCCTCAAATGACATACTGCTGTTGTGCATAACATATGAATCGTTAGTAGAAGAATCGTTTGACTGCGAAGAAACTGTAACCTCACTTTTTGCCGAAGAATCGCCTACCGCAATTTGCGTTGAATCTCTATATAAAACCGCTGCGCTATAACGATTACTTCCGCTCATATTTAAGTTAAACAAAACTAATATCTTGCTCGTAGTACTCGATGGAGTTATGGTTACCGACAAATCTGGTACATCTGGCCATGTCGATATATTAGTGGAAGTCAAAACTGAATAAGTATCAGTTTTTGTTGAACTTTTAACTTGTAGAACTGTTTGTTCAATCGACTGCCAAGACGGCAAAGACCCAGTGCCAGTTGATGTTAAAACTTGACCAGAAGTTGAGCCAGACGTAGACATATCTAATACATCCAACTCCGCATTTGTGGCGTTAGTTTCTGCCTTGTCGTTGTTTAAATTAGTAAAATTAGCATCCAACTCGCCATGAGATAACGGTGAAACTTTGCCAGACCTTGTTACTATTGTTGCCATAATCTATCCTATATTAAATAAATGCCAGATGAATTCTTGTAGTGAGTTTCGCAATATTCTCTTGTTGTCACTTGGATTAAACCGCTTTGATCAGTTTCTGTTGAAAGAATGACAAATTTACGCACGCGATCTAATAGATCTGAATTAATACTCACCACATCACCAACCTCAAGATCGGCATTTTTAACCGTTGTGCCAAATGAGATGGCGAGCGGTGTTTGTTTAACTCGATTGCCGCTTGCATCCTCAGAATAACGCATGGTATTGAGTGTGATCTCAGCCAATTGATTGGCCTGCGTTTGATTGGTAATACCTTTAATGTCCAATGTTTTAGATAAAATTTGCGAATCTAAATCTTGCAAATCAGAATCTTCTTTAACCACCTGCGCACTGAGCCACTGATCAGATGGATTAACGTATTTTAAAATGATTTTATTAGCAATTTCTCGATTGCCTTTCATGGATATGTTCAAAGAATTGTTAATAAAATCATCATTGGTTAATGCCACCACTGTTGATTGATATTTAGTGTCAATTTTTAATTTCCATTTACTATCTGAATGCACAATTTGACCACGACAAGTTGCCAACACATCCTGCATAATCGATTGGATGTTGGCCTGTTGAATCAGCGCAATATTGCAATCCCATCCGTAAGCATCACAATCGGTTTTGGCTTGATAAAAAGTGCTAATATCAATATCAGCATCTGCAATATTAAGGCCGTTCGCCATTAAGTCTAATGCAATTTCTACCGGATTGGTGGAATAACTAAGTGCGGTTGAAATGGTAGATGCATCAGTAATTGTGCGAATTTTCTTACCCTTGATCTCAGTAGTAATATTCGCCATTTGAGTGTTTTTATTTTGCTGACCATCAAACACTTGATGAACGGCTAAAAATGCCGTGTCTTTTGGAATATTAACACTATCAAGACCAAGTGTTGCGCCGGTGGATGTTGCACCAGTAGTATCAGTTACAAAATCAATACTTTGCACATTAGTGGCTACAGATAAAGCGTTATACCATTTAATGTGAACATATTGAGTTTCAAATTTATTTGAAGTGATATCGGTCATCTCATCATCATTTGCAAAAATCTTTACAATATCCTCAATGGTATGCCCAGCCATAACAATGACTGTCCAATAGTCGCGGTTATAGCCATTCGCAGCATCATCATTAGAAATGGCTGCATTAGTAGTCTGGTAAACAATATTGCCGGCCAAACGATGATAGCCATATACTTGTGGCACTGGGTTAGTGTTGGATTTTTGAGTTTGCAATTTAATGCCTGAATATGAATCAACGCTGCCAATATCGCCCGCATCTGGTGCAAGTGCTGAGCCAGCTATTGATGCGCCAACCAGTGTGATGGCTGCGGTTGTTAATGCGAGTGCAGTGGCTGTTGCACCTGCGCCCAACAATATTGGCGAAAGTTGTGGTGCAAAAATTGCCAACCCTAGGCCAATAACCGCTTTAACACTACTGCCCACGATTAATCCTCATCACCAAGCAAGATTTGTCTAATGGCTTATGCTCCACCTTATTAAGATCTTCATTATGCACCCAATAAGTAAATTGATTAATCGCCACACCTACTGATTTGCGCGTGAGTACGATATCGTCTTTTTTTGCCTTATCAACTCGCGTGCAAAAACTTCTAAAAAATGCGATATGGTCTTTACGCCCTAAAAACTTTTTTTCATCTTTAACAAAAGTTTCCATATCGGCAACCGACCAACCATTCCACTCATGCGGAATGATAAAACGCTCATTTAAATAATGATAAACAGTGGTAAAACAATTATTAATCATACGGTTTTCTGCCTGCCCCAATAAATCACATCCACAATTGCATCCACAATCGATGTAAATTCATTTTGATTATAAGTACGCGGCGGATAAGGCTTTGCCCAATGGGCAAATTGAGTTGTGAGCGTGGCTTGCAAGGCTTGCGTTGTTGCACTAAAGGTATCAACCACCCCCTCAAATGGTGTGTATTGATCCTTATCAAGTGTGTTAATTTCAAGACGTGGATAAGTGGTTGATCCATTATCACTCACGCCAAACTCATAACTATCCGATCCGATTGTTTCACTCGGCGGTGTATAAATCACACGATCAACCTTGCACCGATTGTTACGCCATTCACTGGCCAATGCCTCGGATGATAAATTACCGTTAATATTATCAATGGATATACTGATTGAATCAGATTGCATAGTAAAATCTTCTGCCAATCGGTCAAATGTGATGACCAGTGGTGTGTATTCATTAGTGCCATCAAATACAAAAATATCGTGATCAGTAAATCGCAATGTTTCTTTAAATGTGTTGTCTAAGTTATACATATCAAACTCAAACAAATGCAATATTGCAAATGCTTCATCTGATCTAACTGTATTTGTTATTGATTTCATTATTGCAATGCCTCAACAATATCCGTCTGACAGATATACATATTATCAACGCGGCGCGAAAATTTAAAACTGTCCTGCATGAAATAGGCTTTTGTTAATATCTCATCTTGGGTTAAAAAATAACCACTGTCAACATAATCATCAGCATTGGTTAAATAAGTTTCCAAATTGATATATGGTGAGCCTTCCTCTGGAATACCAAACACACCCATGATGCCGGCTTTTTTGCGATAGTATTTTTGTAATTCTAAAAATTGTGATTGATTAATCAACCAGTTCAAAGTCCATTTCTTACGCAATCCACCCTTGTCTTTAATATGACGTGCCGATTGGCCAATGTTAGAAAATATAGAATTAGAAAAATACTCATACTCCACTTGATAAGGTGTTACAGTATTTAGCAAGGTTTCAAAACTATCATCCGTTGAGGTAATTGGCGCATAACTGGATGATTGACTAAAAGCGTTTTGGTATTCACTGTAATTAAAAAACACCGAAGTCACCATTTTGATTGTTCCAGAATAAACCTTTGGTGCAACCACCGTAAATCGAAACTCTTTAAACGCCCAAGTGGATGAATTTAAACCCATTAAATCCGGGCGCAAATCATGAATATCATCTGCATCAATGATCACTGTGTTTGAATGATTATCTTGATAGGCGTTTTTTAAATCAGTAAACTGATCAAACGTCAATCCACGATAACTAATTTGCATTTCAATAGCAGGGATTGAGGTATTAACAATGCGCTGTGTTTTGCCGGAGTTGTATTCGACTGACTTACCTTGTTTTGTCCATTCTTCCACCTCTAAATGGTGATGGTTCGCCAAAATTGTAGCGGTTAAATTATCCATTTACACCACCTGCCTAATAGTTCGACGCACTGAGCCGTTAGTTGTTAATGAATTATTGATAATCGACTCAATCGTGGCACGATTACCCACCAAATAATTATTAAATGATGCTGCATCAATGGCCTGCACATTAAAATTAATCTCAGCACTCACCTGCCTAACCTCACCCGTTGCAGTATTTAACTGCGCTTTTGTTTTAGTATGATCAATAACTGTTTCTTTTGGATGGAGAATCGCCCTAAACCCACCTTTGCCATCAATACCACCTGATCGAGATCCATCGCCAGTATAACCACCGCCTGCAAAACTTGCTGTTGGAGA